TGCACTCCAGGTCGCCAAACGACCACGAGCGCAGAAACTCGGTGCAGCCCGAACCGGCGCGAAACCAGCGGATCGCGCGCTCGGCGTTGATAAACCGCACCATCCAGGTGTGCGGCCAGTCGGGTGCCGTATTGAGCGAGTCGTCGCAATTCGACCAGGCCCGGTAGGGGCGGAATTCGACGACCTCGATGTCGTAGCCGAGCAGATCGGAGAGGCGGATGAAATCCATCGGGCGGGTGATCGCACCCATCTGCCGCCTGGCGATGATCGCCGCGCGGCGCCCTTCGATCGAGGTCGGCGGGTCTTCGACGCAGGGATCGGGCAGACCGCAGTCGATCTCCCACATCCGAATTGTCTCGTAACAGGTCCGCGGGTCGGCCTCGTCGAGCATGTCGCGGACCCGGCGCCAGGCCCGCCAGTGCACCCCGGTGAGGCCATAGACGGTGCGCGACAGCACGCCTGTCGGGTCGCGCGGCCACACCGGTCCGCTCGGCAACAGCGCCATGGCCCCACGGTGCGAGTCGTCCCAGCTCAGATCGAGTGCGGCAGGATCGTGCGCGACGCGGGTCTCGCTCATCGCCCTCCGCGGCGCGGCGGCGGCGTGACGACAAATTCGAGCGTGCCCAGCACGGCGAGCTCGCCGATCGCGAGCTGCACGTCGACGGCCGGCTCGTCGAGCGTATGGTGCCGCTCGCCGGCGGCGATCGAGACCGCTTCCCAAAACCACGAGCGGCGCATGATCGCCCCGGGCTCGCCCTCGCGCAGCAGCATATCGCGCAGCTCGTCCTCAACCGCGGCCCGCACCGGCGCGGTGTTCGGAAAGAGGTCGCGCACGACGACGTTGATCGGCCGCGGGATCGGCGCATAGACAAAGACCTCGGCGGTGACCGGCCGGCGCAGATCGAGCCATTGCGTCATGCGCACCACCTCGGCCGCGGGCGGGATGCCGTCGGGATAGGTCTCGTCCATCGCAAAGCGGCAGACGACGGTCCCCGTTCCTTGCTCGCGGGGAAAGACCCAGGCTCGCGTGCAGCCCGGATATTCAAGCATCCACCGGCGATAGTCATAGCCGGCCCCGCCCTGCGGCGGCTGCTGAATGCGGTCGAGGATGCGCGAGCGATAGAACTCCTCACCCTCGCGCGGATTGCCGCCGGCAAACCCCGGCGCGGCGACGACGGCCGCGGTGACGTTGACGATCGGCGTGACAGTGTTGAGCCGGGTCGCGGCTTCGAGGTTGCCCTCGGGTCCGGTCTCGACGGCTTGGCAAGGGATCGCGATCACGCCGGCGCCGATCGAGCTCGCGGCGGCAGTCGTCTCGACCTGCCAGCGCGTCGCGGTCTGAAACCGCGCACCGCGCGGCACGGTCACCGCGGCGGCGACGGTGACATCGAGGGTCCCCGAGGCGCGCGTTGCCTCGCGTCGCAGCACCCCCCACTCGGCACCATGCCGTTCGAGCCACACCCCGCGCGCGGTCGTGATGTTGATCTGTGTCGCGTAATAGTCGACGGCTTCGAGCTGCTCGTCGGCCATGCCGGCGGACATGCAGGCGAGCGCGTCGAGGTTCGATTGCGGCAGGCGGGCGACTGCACCCCGCAGATTGGCCTCGATGTCGGTCTGCGCGCGGTCGATCAGTTGCGGCAGGGTCTCGCGCGCAAAGCCGTTCGGCGAGACTGCGAGCGGCGTCGGCGCCGGGCGGATCTCGCTCATAGGCTGGCCCCCGCCATCTCGGCCCAATGGATCGGAAAGCGGAAGATCCGCCGTTCGCCGATTGGCGGCGTCATCGTCACGACGACTTCGAGCACGCCGCGGGCGATCCAGGCGGCGGTGACATCGACGGTCCGCGCGATGTTGGCGGCGATAAACCACTGCATCGCCTCGCGCGTGTACTCTTCGGCTCGCCGGCGCGTCGTCTCGGTCTGTTTCTCGCGCCACAACAGCCACAGTCGCGAGCCCAGCGGATAGGTGCGATACGTGTCGGCCCACCAGCCCCGGATCGGCCCGGCGTCGGGAATGACATCATCGGGCAGCGCCGTGCGGTCGCTGAACAGCGACAGCATGACGGCGGTCCCCAGATCGTTCTCGTCGTCGAGCACGCCCTCGACATTGAGCCGCCAGTCCCCACGCCACAGCTCGTTCGACCAGTTGAGCGCAATGTCGACCATCAGGACCGGCGCGCTTCCACTGCGGCGAGCCGCGCTTCGAGCGCGTTGAGGCGGTCGCGCAGATCAAACGGGGTCAAGCCAATTTGCACCCATCCTTGAAAGGTGTTGTCGACATAAGCCGGGATGCCATAGACGCCGGTGACGTTGGACCAGCCAAAAGCGATCAAATTTGGCGCAAAGTGCGTATAGGAAATGCCGAAGCCCGTGAGCGTCAGATTGCCTCCGTTGCCGACGGCAAGGCGCGAGAGCGTCAGAGTGCCGTTGGTGCCGAGCTCCATGATCCGGGTTGCGTTGGCCGAATACCAGTGATGGTTGGCGCCGGCATACCACAGCGCGCCGGTCTCGATGCCGAGGCCATAATCGCACTGCTGCAGTGCTGGAATTCCCCCGACCTGATTAGGATACAGCACCAACTTGGTGCCCAGGCTGCGGTTCGCTGGAGGGCCGACAGCCGGCGGCGCTATACCCGCTATCGGCCAGGTGATCATGTTCGTCGTAGCGCCATTAAAGGCGATCGTGTTCACGGTGCCAGGGAATGCGATCGTGTGCGCGCCGGCGCTGGTGAAGTTGATCGAGGCGCCGTCGACCACCAGATTGCCGCCAAACAAGCCGTTTGCCCTGGCTTCGATGTCACCGTTGCCGTAAATGGTGGCGTTGTGTTGTCTCACGGTGCTGCCATTGGGGATGCCATAAAATAGCCAGGCGCAGCCGCGGTTAGTCTCGCTCCAGGGCTCGGTCGACACACCCTGGAATATCAGCGCTTCGATGGTGAACTGGTCGTTGGCCGTACCATATTGACCGCCGCACCACCATCCGCCCAAGCTGTCTTCTAAGACGGGTTGCGGTTGCAATCGGGTGCCTCGGGCCCTCACGCTGACAAAACCGGGTGAATCGATCGTCAGATTTGAAAAGCAGGTCGACGAAATAATACCCGCGCGACCCGAGCCGGCCGGCGGCGTCAGGACGAGTAAACCATCGGGTTCGAACGCGAGCACTGCGTCGCTCGCAGGATGATGAAAACCAAACGCATTGCCGGCAAAGACCCCCATTTCCCAGGTCGGCGCGCCGAACCGCAGACGACTATTAACAACGGGCAGAGAGAAGCCGGTCTCGTCGAGCACTGCGAACAGTTGCGCTCCCCTCTGGCCTCTGGCAACGCCTCTAAAATTCCATCTGGATCCTGTGCTGGTGTCGCTCCAATCTTCGGTAGCAGACGCGTCGATCGAGGCTCCGGCTGAGTCTGTGTTGTCGGCTGGGTCGTCGCCAAATTGGCCGTCGCACCACAATCCGCCAAGCAGATCGCCTGTTTGCACCGGCAACAACTGGCCCGGGAAGACGCCTCGCCCTCTGAGAGTGAGAAAACTCGGAGGTAAGAGCTGGTCGGTATAGGAGACCACCGCAACCAAATTGGCGTTGTTTGACAGCGCGGTCAGCGCAATGTCGCCGTTGGCGCTTAACGCCATCGTCGGGCGTGGCGTGGTCTCGCCGATCGGCGTCGCGAGCCATTGAAACGCCGCACTCGCGACGTTGTCGATCGCGACTACCTGGAACACGGCGCGGGTCTGCGCGCCGCTGCTGAAATTGACGGCGCCGATCGCTTGCCCCGAGGTCACTGTTCGGTCGATGGTCAAATCGCCATTGACGTGCAGCGGGCGGCCGTCGAGCTGCAGCGGCCCGGTCAAGGTGCCCCCGGTCAGCGGCAGATAGATGTCGTCGCCGGCGATCGCACGGCGCCCATCTGGGGCGGTCGGCACCCCGACCCACAGCCGCGGCAGGGTCGAATTCTGCTCGACGGCGAGCTCGCCATCGGCGAGCCCGACAGGTGGATTGTCGGCGGTCGGGTCCGCTTGATGCGGATCGATTGCGCCATCGCTTAGAACGTCCCTCCGTCGACGATATCGACTTCGAGCGCGTCTTCGAGCCCATTGCCGATGATCGAGGCGTTGTCGACGACGACACGCCGATCGTTCAGCTCGACGAGCGCCTCTTGCACGTTTGCAGCCTGCAAGCCAGGGATCGTAGGGGCGACGACGACATTGCTCGCAGTGATCTGTGCCTGTCCGACGCCGATATGCGTCCAGGCATAGTTCCCCGGATTAGTCAGCGTCTCGACGCACACGATCAGGTCACCGGGCACCATCGGCACTTGCGGCGCCTCGGTCGGCGGCTGCGGCGTGCCAGCGGTGTCGACGATCAGAAAATAACCCGCTCGCGCGCCAGTCGGCGGCGGCAGCGGCCCCGGCGACAGCGGTGAGCCGGTGATCGGCTTAACATCATCGGCGTCAGCGTCAAAGGTGCCGACGATCGCCAAAATGCCGCTGACCTGCGCCAGCAGGTTGGCGATCTCGTTGATCGCTGGCACGATATGTTTCGCGGTCGTCACCAGGTTGTCGGGATTGGCCCCCAGCTTCAAAATGGCCGAGGTGATCGGCCTGATGTTGTCGGTCGGATCGAGCACATATGCGACACCCGGGCCCGGCGCTGGCGCGATCTTCAAATCGGCGAGGACGCCACCGGTCAGCGCCAACCCACTGTCGGTCGCTCCCTCGACCCGCACACCGCCCTTATAGGTCGCGGTCGCTGCGGTCAGGCTCAACGCCGCGGTCGCAGCGACAAGATCGAGACCGCTGGTCGCGGCGGCGGCGACGGTGACCCCGCCATGCGTTGCTGCAGCAGCGAGCGCTAATGTCAGTTGCCCGGTTACCGGTACCAGAACGAGGCCGCTGATAT